AACTTACGTTAAGAGCAATAGCGCTGTTGAAAATAACCAGGGATGCAGAGTCGGAAATAGTTCCATCAGAATCCATAGTCTGAGGATGATATGCAGTTTTATTTAGACAGATTGCACCATTACCTTTAGCAGTAATTTGCATACTTACATTGGCGCTATCTCCCGCAGATGCTAGCTTTGGATGATCTCCTCCGTTTGAAGAGATTTCCAAATAGTTAGCTGGAATCCCGGTACTTGTTAAGCTAAGGATTTCATTAGCGTTCGAGTCCACAATAGGAGTAGTAATATATGGGGTAGTAAGTCTAAGGTTAGTAAAGTTTGTTTGGTCAGCACCAGTCTTCATATTAACACTGTATGAACCGTGACTGCTAGTGAGTGTATCACTATCAATAAGCTTAACCCAACCATCAGAATCGTGAGCAACTACTGCCACACCTTCATCATGTACAAATGCAAACATCCCATGATAGGTGCTAGAGCTAGGAAGCTCACCGGCAGAATCATAGGCGTTACCGAACAGTACCCTTGCCGCGCTACCACTATCAGAATCTTTCAGATCAATGTATCGATCTGCGCCGTGATGACCACCATGTCCAGTTTCGATTACAATCAAATCACCAGAGTGATGAGGCATATGAACTGTAGTATTAGAATCTTCGTGCTCATGGAATTCTAATTTGGTTTGATAGGTACCATCGCTATAGATTACGCCATTACTATCAAAAAGCATACCAGTAGTATCATTTCGGCTGGCACCACCTAAAATAGTATATAGCTCAGTGAAGTTGTCATTAATCTTGGTACCACCAGATCTAAGCGTATCGCCAGTTCCGTCGTTTGCGTTCGTACCTAGATCTAATATCTGTTTTGTCATGTTACCTGCTCAAATCTATTGATTGTAAATATTTATACATTATTTTTTAAGGTCTTCAATCTCAGCTTTTAATTCTTTAATAGCTTCGATCAAAAGGCCTACCATGTTCCCATATCTAACTGCCAGTGCTCTACCATCTTCTCTAGTATTGTCTACTGTTTCGTAGATAACTTCTGGCAGTACTTCTTGTACTTCCTGAGCAATCACACCGGTCATGGATTCTTTAGATCCAATGTAGTTAAAGGTTACACCATTGAGCTGAGAAACTTTTTCCAAAGCATTAGGAATGTTCTCAATGTTCTCTTTCAAATTTTTATCAGAAAGTGATCCAAATGCTGTAATGTCACCAGTTGCTACAAAGTCGCCATCAGATTGGAACTGGTATTTCCATACATTATTATGGTAAAATCTTAAATCCGATGCGTCACTAATTCTAATAGAACTGAATGCATCATCTTTTCTTACTTCTAAACTTCCTGTACTATTCTGGAGATGTAACATTGTTACAGACGTATCGCTACTTTGTCCTCTGAAAGCTTCAACGTCTGCTGCTGGAGATGTCCACTCAGATCTTACTGTACCGTCTGCTACATGTAATTTATCAGTTGGAAGATCGATCCCGACACCAACCGATCCGTCTGTTTTTATTGTAAACAGATTATTAACAGATCCGGATTTTAGAACCTCAAAGTCTCCGGCTGTAGTTGCCTGTACTCTAATGTCATAGTCGTCACCAATAGCATTCTTGAAGTCAATGTATGCTTCTGTTCCAGTATTGGTAATTTCAATAGCGCCAGAGCTATTTAAAAGGACGCCAGACGTCCCTCCGGAGTTAGTTGATTGGATTGACCCATTAACATCTAATCCGTAAGACGACGGAGCTTTACCGATGCCTACATTATTGTTAGCGTTAATATTAACGTTATTCATTAAACGTAAGCTATTGGTAGGCTCATCATACTTCAAGAAAGCTTGATCGGTAGAAATACCTGTATTTTGGGACTTGAGGAAGAATGCATCATCGTTCGATACAATTCTAAAAGGACCAGAAATATTATTTCCGGACTGAAGGTTAATAGTAGCTTCAGTTAGAGAATAGAACTTAGCAGTAGCTGAACCGGTGTTACCTGTTACTTCAAATTGATTCCCCGGATTGGTATCATTAATCCCAACGTTACCATTCGGCAAAATAGTAATTATATTATCTGGAGCAGCGCTATCAAAATTTAAAGACCCAGCATAGCTACCGTTATCCAAGCTACCTAAGGCAAGCTTATCTGCATTAATAGCTCCATCTTGGATCTTATCCGTACTAATAGCTCCGTTAGCAATCTGACTGGAATCGAACAATTCTCTAAAATCACTATCAAGCGCATCTAAAGCGCTATCTAGTGATTCGGCTATGGTATTAATTTTTGCACCAGCAATTCTCAACGTGTCCCCATCGTTGGCATTGGGTGCACTACCAATATCAATCAGCTGACCAGAATCGAAATATGTAGTTGTCATTAGTTATTTCCTATGTAAAAATTAGACTGGGACAGAATCGTTAAGCATGTGATCGGAATCAGGATATACGTATGGATCAAAGAACTGGAATTTATCTTCATCAAATCTTTCTAGGGTATTAGAGAACTTGATTCCAGGTAAGATTAACTGGTTAGTAGTTTCGTTAATCGAGAATGGATTAGCATCAAACGTTTGATCATCACTATCACCAAAGTCTGGTCCTGAACCAAATCCTCCCTCACTCGAATCCGACATGTTAAGAGAAATATTATTATTATCTACATCACTTGACCATCTTGGTGAATTAGGATCTAAGATATCTGCAATGGTATTGTATTGTCCATTGTAAGGAGAATCTGAGAGTACATCTTCGAATCTCTTGAAATAATTCTTTTGCATTTCTTCATAGAAGTTAATCGTGGTTCCTGCATTGAATCTTCTATCAATAGAAGAATCTACCAGAGTTATAGACCCGACACCTCCCATTAGTAATCCAGCCGAAGCTTCGACGAGGGTACCAGAAGAAAACTGGCCGATTTCCAACTGAGTGATGTTTGAGGTAGGCACAAAAGAAAGAGATGCTACCTCTTCAAAAGAATTCTGGTAGAAAGCTGCATACCCAGCAGGATGTAGAAAGTTTTTATAATACCCTGAATAGGCTGAAGAGGGCAAATTAGTTTTTAGAAGAATAGAATAAATTTGATAAAAGTACGAATCTTGAATATATTTTTCTGATTGAGCCCCTAATTCACTCTCGCCTACCGTAAACATCTGATATCTAGGTAAGATTTTTTCAATGTCGGAATTATAAAAGTATCTAAAAAATCCGTCAATGGATACCTGAGTGCCTTTTGTTTTATAAAAGTTAGGAAGAAGCTTGTATGCAAAGCTAGGAGATACGAATGCTTCAGTGTCAATTCCTGGAACTCTTTCTTCAAATAAGAGAGAAGATATATCGGAATCTGCTTCGTTAACATCTCTAATATTGAATAGATTATTAATTCTAGATCCAAATTGGCCGTCGCTATCTAAATATTCATAGTAAGCTTTTAAAAACTTAACTAGAGTAGGATACTGCTCTTGAAAGTGCTCTGGTATTACAGGGTCGACCTGTCCACCATGGACAGTAACATCTTTCCTATCATAATCGGTAACAGTTTTGATATTAGAAGACATCAGTTAGTCGCCCCTGCAATGCTTGTTGCTTGGTTAATATCTGGGATACCATTAGCAGAATTACTTCCTAATGCAATCAGAGTATTTCTTAATGGCTTAAATACTGATCCGTCTCTAGGAACGGCAGTAATATTAATGTAATCGTCTCCAGTAATAATATTTTCTGGAGCAAATCCTGTCAATTGAACTACCCCGGTAGAAGGATTGTAAGATCCAATATTGTCAACTACTACGTTTCCAAACAGATCTACAATCTGAATAACTGTAGAATGGCGTGGGGCATTTCTAAATTCACAGGTTCTTCCGCTATACGTAAATCTGCTACTAGTAATAATAGATTCTTCAGCTGTCATTTGAGGAAGGGCGATAGTATTAAGGAAGTTGATTTGATAACCTGCTGTAACAAATGTGCCTGCAGAATTCTTAAGTGGAATAAATCTAGAAGACATTGTCAGGTTAATGTCATTTCCTAATATAGAAGGATCGATAGAATCTACTATCGATTGAAGTCTAGATTTTCTAATAACATCGTTAAACTTACCACTGTTATCTGCAAAATAGGAAGAAATGCCATTTCTAACTTTAGAGTTAATACCCTCTAGAGTCAAATTTGTATTGGACACATTATATCTAAATGAGGTATTAACGTTAATGTATTGGAATGTAGGCTGTACAAACTCTGCTTCAACACCAACTACAGATAGAGGATCAGTGAGGTTAACCTTAATTGCTTGCTCTGTTGCGGCAACTTGTGCAGGTGTTAGAGTATCTTCATATACGATAGACACCATAGTCTTACCGTATTTGGCAGGAACATTGTCCTCGCCACCCCAAGCGTTGATAGATTTAATACCTGGAACACCGTTAGCAATTACTCCACGATAGTCATTAGGAGCAACCAGTCTGTTTTGTGCAAGGTAAGACAGAGGAGCATTTACTCGAATAGACTCTGTGGATTCTTTATCAGCACCAAATGCAGATTTAGAAGTGGTTGTAATGGATAATGGGTAGGATACATTGTTAACACTAAGCGACGGGAAGGTTGGAGTAAATACCGAAGCACCGTTTGCATCTTTACCATTGGTCTTTAAATACGTAACACGAATGACCTGACCTTCGGTCGGGTTGTTACCGGTCAATCCCCCAATAGCAAAGTTAATTTCCCAGTAGCCATTGTAAGTTTCAAGGGGAAGGTAGAGCGCGGTGTCCTCTGAAATGGTAGAAATGATTTGACCACCAGAAGTAGCGTTTGCACTAAAATAGCTGGTAAAGTTATCAGAGTTAATATCATCATAGACTTGTACAGCAACGGTAGAAAGATCTAGATCTTGATCTGGAACGACGTATACCTGTCGATCGTTGCTAGGTTCTGCAATAAAAGTTTTAACCGTAACTTCTCCTTCAAGTACGGTAACTGCCGGTCTTCCTAAAGGATCTACAAAAGTATAAATTCCAGTTCCAGTAGTATCATATCCGATATAATCGATCAAAGTTCTGAAGGTGTATTCTACTCCGTCAACCACGCTAGTAAATGCCCAGCCTGCAGGAAGAGTTACCGTCTCTGGTCTAGTTGAGGCAGACTGTAGATTAACGGATACATTTAACGTTGCTCTGGACGAAGTTTTAGATCTGGGAATGTACCCGAAAGAAAGAGAATGGTTGACCAGTGAAGTTCTGAGCTGAGCTGTAGGCAAAAATGTTTCATTAAGAGCAAAGTTTGCAACAAGACCGTTCAAGTGGGTATTGTATGCTAATACATCAACAAGGTTAGAAAGAGCAGAGCCTTCAAAATCATAATCAGAAAATTCATCCTTAGCAGACAGATAGCTTTTTAATGATGCTTTGATGTTATCAAAGTCAAGATCTGATGCTTTAATACTTGTTGCCATTTTTACCTAATCCTTGATACTGAAGTTTCGAGTATTACAACTTCTTCTGTGTTAACTACCTGAAACTCTACACGTACACTGAAATAATTTCTTTCTGGTATATCATTAACTACTACTCCTAGAACTTTAGCTCTGGGTTCATAGAATGATAAAACATCTCTAATATTATCCTCAATGACGATGGCATTTTCTTCTTCTGTAAAATTTTCAAACAGTTTATCTCTTAAATTCGCACCTAGAAAAGGTTGAAATGGTCTTTCACCAAAATTAGTTTGCAGCAGGGTTTTAACAGATTGCTTTACTGCAGCAGCATCTGTCTTTTTAAAAACATCTCCTGAAGTCCTAATACCAAAAGTTAGGTCTAGGTCACTAAAATTTCTTTTCCTACTTGTAATGATTGACGGAGTCTGTAGATTCCCGTCTTCAATTGCAAGTGATTTAGTAACAGCCATTTACGCTCTTTTCTTTATATAATTTATTTTATTTATACTGGAAAAAGCCAAGTCCGTTACGAATGAAAGTTCGGTAATTAATATCAGTTCTAATATTTTTTTCGAACTTTCCTTCATAATAAGAATTAACTTTAGGCATTACCACGATGATCTCTGCGTGATACTGTCTATCCTTGAAAAAGTAAGGATTATTTTCTGAAGTATCATATCCCGATGGACGAGGATCAATACTATCAAAGTGTAGAATCAATCCCTGGAACATATGATTGTCTTTCCAGTACTGAGCCAGTTCGAAAGTTTTCCACGGATCATTCTGTCCTTTAGAATTAAGTACTTCATATACAACTGCTCTTCCCTGAGTAGCCAAATCTCTAATATCCCCTTTAACTAGAGATTCTGTTGCATCAGGCTTAACTAACCCCTCTGTCACTACTAAGCTATGCTGACTAAACTTCTTATTGTTCCTGAATCCAATAATTAATGGAACTTGACAGTAGAGTCTTTGAGTAATAATTCTTCTTTCTCTTAAGCTCAAATGATTTAAAGTTGCTCTCGATCCCTTGGAGTTAGCAAACATCGATAAAGGAATCCCCTTACCCAGTTTAGTACCAGCGTGGATATCTTTTAGTTTATATGGATCGTATAAGGGATCGGGAAGAATACGCCTGGGATAAAATTGCTCCTGGTACCTTCTTATCCTCGAAGAGTTAATAAAAGAATCTTTAGCATACTTCTTACTTGATTTGTTATCAAAATAAGTTCTAACTCTTTTCGGGGTAGGTACAAAATAGTCTGCAGAAATGATATCTGTGGCAAAACAAGATCCTACAAATGCGCCATCAGCCCGATTGTTCGGATCTCTCATTATGCATCTAGCTTCACGAGTAGTAAGTTTATTAATATTAAATGCTACCATTAAACTTGTCCTTCATAGTAGTCAATCATACTTTGAACAGTAGGATAAGGGATCGAACCTTTATATCTCAAATCTTCTGATT